GGTATGGCAACTATTACATCAGCTGATAGTGGAATAATCGATCCAGAACAACTTTATTATTGGCTTAAAGACTATATAGAAGAATATCAATTGGATGTTAAAGCAATATGTTACGACAGTTGGGAATCTAGTTACTTTGTGACAAAAATGGAAAAAGAAACAGATTATCCATTAGTTGAAGTACCTCAAGATTATAAAAACATGTCACCAGCATTAAAACAATTTAAATTAGATGTTTTAGAAAAAAGAATATTACACAATGGTAATCCAAATCTTAATCTAGCAATTAATAATGCTATTGCTAAACCAGATAATAATAACAATATCATTTTATCTAAAAAGATAAATAGAAATAAAATTGATGCTTTAGTTGCACTAGTAACAGCATTTACTCAAGCTAGGAACCACGCATTTACAAGTGATATGCAAGATTATATATTATCGGATGATTTCGGATTTTAGGAGGTACCACATGAACAAAAAGAAAAAATCATATATAACGATGGCTACTGAATTTATAACGTTTAATTTAGTAGCTATTTTGTTTTTACTAGGACTTATATCAATCGACGTAGGAGCTTTTTTACGTTTTGGGTTAGAAATAGGAATGATAGTGGCAGGTGTATCAATTATCTTAATTGCGTTAATCATACAACATGAAAAAACACTGAAGAAATGATTTAAGGAGGTGTGAATAAAAGGTGGGAATATTCTACGAGACGAGACATAATTACAGTGATAATTCTGATATGAAAGAAGCATTGGGTGTATATCCATTCCAAACTGTACCTTTATCAGCCCTTGATTGGCATGATTTTAAAGCATTAAAAAATAGTGATATATGGACAGCAGTTACTTTACTTTCACGAGACATTGCAAAACTCGATATAAAGGTTAAAGAGAATGGCATATATAAAGAAAAAGATTTATTAGAACAACTGATTAATAATAGACCCAATAAACAGTACAACGGTTATATGCTTAAATATATTGTTATGATGAATGCTTTATTAACGAATCATGGTTATATCTATATTGAGAGAAATCCTAAAGGTGGCATTTTAGAGTTATATCATGTTGCAACTAGTAGGGTTAACTTACGATATGATCAATATAAAAATAAGCATTATTATGATTTAACAAATGATGGAGATATTTTAAAAGTACCTTTTGAGGATATTATTGATATCAAACCTTTTTCAACTGATGGTCTTAATGGTTTGTCTGTATTAGATGCTTTAGAAGATGATTTAAATGCACAAACATATTCTAAGAAGTTCTTTACTAACTTCTTTACGAATGGTGCACAAGCAGGCTCAGTATTGAAAATGAAAGACGGTAAATTAAGTCGTGAAGCAAGAAACAAAATTAAAGAAGCGTTTCAGAAAGAAAATTCAGGTCAAAATCAAGCAGGTAAAGTTCTTGTTATGGATGAAACGATGGAATATGAACAACTTGAGATATCTACAGACATTTTAGAAACCATTAATAAGAATACAAGTTCTACTAAAGCAATTGCTAAAGCATTTCAAATTCCTTTATCTAAATTTGGCATGGAAATGACTAACAGTTCTATGAAAGATGTCAACAATGACTACTTAATGAACTGTTTAGGTGGCTACATGAAAATGTGGGAAGCGGAACTTAACTTTAAACTTATTCCGCAAAAGGATGTTTACAATAAAGAATTTAAGTTTGATACGAGTTCGTTTAAACAGATTGATTGGGAAGCTTATAAAGAAGGATTAAGAGCTGATTTGGATAAAGGTGGTATTACTCATGATGAATATCGTAACGCAATAGGATTAAAACCTTATCCAAATAATATGGGTGCAATTCCACGTTATGACCTTAATCATATCAGTGCAAATGTTGCTGATGATTACCAATTAAGACAAATATCAACCAACAACTCTGCTCCTAAACCGATTGAGGGAGGTGATGATAATGAATAATAAGGAATTTAGAACGTCAGAAAATCTTATAGCAAAAGATGACGAAAAAATGATTGTTGAAGGTTATGCATTACGCTTTAACACCGAGAGTCATTTGTTAGGTGAGTTTGTAGAAACTATATCGCCTAAAGCGTTGGAAAATGCTGACTTATCTGACGTAAGATGTTTGATAGATCATAACTCAAGTTATGTATTAGGTAGAACAAAAGCAAGCACACTCTCATTGAAAGTTGATGATGAAGGTTTATACTTCCGTTGTCAATTACCTAACACATCTTATGCAAGAGACTTATATGAGAATATAAAATTAGGTAACGTTAATCAATGCTCATTTGGATTTACTGTAGATGAAGACGGAGACGTATTTGAGAAGCGTTCAGATGGGTTATTTAAACGAACAGTCAATAAAATTAAAGCATTATTTGATGTAAGTGTTGTAACTTACCCAGCATACGAAGATACAGACGTTGCACCTGCACTAAGAAGTATTGAAAACATTAAAGAAGATGAACATCGTAATAAGATATTAAAGGATAAGGCTAAAATCGAAGTTGAGTTGTTAAAACTTAAGAGGAAGTGATCCATATCTCGGTGAAGGTTAACACCGTTATCAAATAAACTCTGAAGGCATACTAATTGAGGTAATGCCTATTTTTTATGACTAATTTTAATTAAAAAAGGAGCGATATACATGGATACAGAATTATTAGAACTTCGCACACAACGTGCTGACCTGATTAATAAAGCTAATAGAGCAATAGAAGAAGAAAAAACAGAAGACGCTAATGAAATTATTTCACAAATTAAAGAATTAGATGAACGTATTACGAAAGTAGAAAAAAAGGTCGCTGAGAATGAAAATAACGACGGTGATAATGAAGATGAAACAGGAAATCAACAAAAAAATACGGGAAATGAGGGGGAACAGCGAAATATGAATCCAGCATTCGCAGTACAACCAGGAAATCAAACAAAAGAAGATAGCCAAGAAGTAAGAGATTTTAAAAATTACATTGAAACAAGAGCAGATATCCCAGGTGGATCATTAAAAACTGACTCAGGGTTTGTAGTTATCCCAGAAGAAATTGTGACAGACATCTTAAAGTTAAAAGAAGTTGAATTTAACTTAGATCAATACGTAACAGTAAAATCTGTACAAAATGGTTCAGGTAAATATCCAGTCGTACGACAATCTCAAGTTGCAGCTTTACCAGAAGTTGAAGAATTAGCAGAAAACCCTGAGTTAGCAGTTAAGCCATTCTTCCAATTAGCTTATGACATCAAAACTCACCGTGGTTACTTCCGTATCTCACGTGAAGCTATTGAAGATAGCAAAGTTGACGTGTTAGGTGAATTAAAACAATGGATGGCACGTACAATCGCTGCTACTCGTAACCAAGCAATCATTAATGTTATTAAAAATGGTGGTCCTGGTGAAGATGGTGAAAATACTAAGATTCCAAATGAAGTTGTAAATGGTTCAACTTCTAAGGAAACGATTGATGGCCTTAAAGATGCAATTAACAAGCATATCATTCCTAACTATGAACACAATGTGGCTATCGTGTCTCAAACTGGTTTCAATACGTTAGATAAATTAGCTGATAAAGAAGACCGTTATTTAATCCAACCAGATATTAAAGAAACTTCAGCTAAACGTTTATTAGGAGCAAAAGTAGTTGTATTACCTGATGAAACATTAGGTGAGAAAGGCTCTAATACATTAATCTTTGGTAACTTAAAAGATGCTATTACGTTATTTGACCGTTCGCAATATCAAGCAGCATGGACTGATTATATGCACTTCGGAGAATGTTTAATGGTTGCAGTTCGTCAAGATGTGCGTTTATTAGACCACAAAGCAGCAGTTGTTATTGACTTAAATGGTGGTTCAACTGAACCAGAAACACCCTAAGCAACCCCAAAACGTTGAGGTAACAGCTAATGCTAAATCTGTTGTTATCTCAGCAGAATAGGGGGTTATACAAATGGAACTCGACAAATTGAAATTGCATATGAAGATATTTCACACAATTGAAGATGATTTGATTAAGGAATATCAGGAATGGGCTGAGGAAGAGATTAAAGATTCTGTTTGTACTGCTCCAAATCGTAATGAAGATTATTTTGAAAATAACAAGATTTTCGACAGAGCAGTAGTTTTGTTAACAACGTTTTATTATCAAAACAGAATTGCTTACGATAATGAACAATATTATTCAATGCCTGATGGTGTTTTAGGTGCTATACAAAAATTAAGGGGGTCATATCATGCAAAGGATGAATAAAATGCACGATATTATCTCCTTTTTTGATGTTGTGCAAGATGGACCAGAACCTGGAGGAAAACCGGAAAAAGTTTTCGATTCTTTCGCAGAAATCTATGAACCATCTCAAAAGGATGTACAACTTGGAAACTTAGAATCATCAACTATAAATATTACTGTAATAATCAGAAATGCTTATCCTGAATTCGTGCCAACTGTTAATCAACAATTCCAAGTATTAAGTGGAATCTATAATGGCATGAAATTCGACATTAAGCATATCTCACCTAAAGACAATATATATTTGAAAGTTGTAGGTGGTCAAAAATGGGAGTAGAAATTAAAGGTTTAGATGACATTGAGAAGACATTAAAAAAGAAATACAGTCCTAAATCCATTGAAGAAGCGGAAAAAAGAGCCGTGAAGTCTGCTGGTAATATGATGCGAAATAAAATCGCAACTGACCTAGATAGTGTTAGAGATACTGGAGAGTTGTCTATTGGAACGGATATAATTGAACCAGAAAAAGTAGGTAACAAAATACAGTCAAAAATATACTGGAGAGGCGAACATAGGACTTTAGCAGCTATTAATGAAAACGGGCATTATGACCGCTCGGGGAAATGGATTAAGCCAAGAGCTGTAGGGAAAGCAAGTCGACAGTTAACTTTGAATAAAGACCTTTATTTCAAAATAGTCAAAAAGGAACTCGACCGATGAAAGACTTAATGACTGAAATGTACAATGTGTTTCTCAAAGATAATGTGATTTCTCAATATGTCGATAAACAAGCAATTAAATTTATAACTTATCCAAATGTAAATGATATTAAAAACACAATGATTGTTATTGATGATTTACAAAGTCCAACCCCTAGAGACTATGCAGATAATGATAATTTAACGTATGAATACGCATACCAAATAGATGTGTTCGTAAAACAGAATAGTAATTTTAACAGTCGTTTACTATGTGAACGGCTTATTTTACGTGTTCAAAAATTAATGCGTGAGGAGTTGGGGTTTGTCGTATTAAACACACCTAAACCTAATCATGATGAAGAACACGCTTTATTTAGACAGACAACAATTTTCAAAGGAAAACAATACTACAATAATTAGGAGTGAATATAAATGCCAAAATCATACAAGAGTTTTACAGGTCTAACAGGTTTTTACTATAAAACTGAAGGCGGAGAAATAAAAAAAGCAGAACGCATTAAGTACTTACAAGAAATTTCAGTGTCTAAAGAACAATCTATTGAAAAAGCTCATGGTGACAATGGAGTAGCAGAAATGGCAGTTACGAATGGAACAGTTGAATTAGAGTCAACATTCCATCACTTACCACTAGAAGACAGAATTAATTTATTTGGATTAGAACAAGATGAGGATGGAATTGTAGCAGTTGGAAATGATACACCACCATATACAGCAGTTATTTTTGAAAAAACAACTGAAAATGGTCCAACCGAATATGTAGGACTTAAAAAAGGCTTGTTTACATTCCCTGAAGTATCAGGTCAAACAAAAGAGGATAGTGTTGAGTTCTCTCAAGACCAATCAACTGCTGAATTCATGGAAACAGAAATTGAAGGATTTAAAGAGCCAAAAACAATGTTACTTGCAAAAGATGAAAAAGGTTCGACTAAAGGTCGTGACATGTTATGGCAAAAAATCTTCGGTGAAACATTTGAAGGTGGATCTGAAGAAGAAGGTAACACACCCTAGTAATCCCCAAAATGTAGTGGTAGATGCTAACTCTAAATCGGCATCTATTACTGCTGAATAGGGGCAATCATTAAGGAGGCATAAGATAATGGCAGATACATTAAAAGTATACAAAGGCGATGATGTAGTAGGTACTGCTGAACGACAAGAGGATGGTAAAGCAAAAGTCACAATTGATGGCTTGGAAGCAAATACCGAATATCCTGCGGGAACTTACAAAGCATCTTTTGAAAATGAGAATGGCGAAAGTGAGAAGGTTGACGTACTCTCTTTCAAAACTAAGCCTATCTCAGTAACAGGTATTACTTTAGACAAAACTACTTTAGATTTAAATGTTGGTGATACAGACACAATTAAGGCTACTGTAGCGCCATCAACAGCAACAGATAAAACTGTAGCTTATGCATCATCAAATAGAGCAATTGCTTCTGTTTCAACAATTGGCAAAGTTACAGCCGTTGCAAAGGGAACAGTTAATATTGAAGTTACGACGAATGATGGTAATAAAAAAGCGACTTGTAAGGTAACAGTACAAGAAGTATTACCAGAAGAACCAAGTACAGAAGAATAACTTTAAAGAGGACTATACGTCCTCTTTTTTATTTATGCGCATATATAAAAATAAAAATTGAAAGAGGTAATTACACATGACTAAAAAAACAAAAAGAAATTTTATTGAATTAATTAAAGAAGTAAATGATAAAGGTGAAATCACAAAAACTAAAGTATATTTAACGCCTGTATTCATTCCATTCTCAAAATTTACCAAGAAAATGAAGGAAGTAATTGAGTTAGAAAAAGATACGAAGCGTTCCGAATATGAGAAGTTACCTGAATTCTTTGCAATCATTTCAGATTTATATAGTAACCAATTTACTGTTGATGAAATGTTAGATGGATTACACACACCAGAAGCAATGACAGAAGTTCGTAATCAATTAGAGTTCTTCTCAGACGGTATTGTACAGGAAGAAAACGAAGCTAAATTAAAAGAATTACTAAAATAACTGGTGGTGTAAGCCATGAAGAAAAATTTTATCGAACTTGTAACTAATTATGACGAAGTTGGAAACATAATTGAAACACAAGTTTTCTTCACACGACCTAACATTAGCTTATCACTTGTTTACGAGTGTGTAGATTATCTAGAACACTTTGATAATAAAAATGTTGATTATCAAATGTTAGCTGATATTGTATCAAGAATTTATGATAATCAATTTAGTAATAAACAACTATTAAATGGTTTACAATCATACGAAGGCTATAAATTATTAATGGATCAGATTGTTTTTGTTGCAACAGGCAACAGTGTTGATTCAAGTGATATCTCTAAAGAACAACAAGAAGAAGTTTCTTCATGGGGAGAGTTGAAAAATAATCTACGAAGTATGATTAAAGAAGCAGTAAAAAAAGGAGATAAGGACATTAACGATGTTCTTAATACTCCTTTTTATTTTTTTGTTCAGGAATTAAATGAGGAATCTAAAGTTGTCAAAAAAGAAGAGTCTATGTTAGATGCGTTCATGTAATTTAAATCTCTAATGAAAGGATGGTGAAATAATTGTCAGAAGAAGTTAGAAGTATGTCCATAAGCTTGTCAATGGAAGATGCCGGAATTGATAGAACATTAGCTCAAGTTAGACGGTCTTTTAGAACTCTCACAAATGATGTGAAACTAGTTAATAAAGAGTTTCAATATGGAGAAAAAGGCATATCAGATTATGAGAATAAAGTCACAGAGTTAAGTAGTGCTGTCAAGGTAGCGAAACGTAACGTTGGTGATTTAGAAAAACAATACCATACAATCGGTAAGGAACAAGGATATACAAGTTCAGAAGCATTAAAATTACGTCAAGAGTGGGCAAAACAAAAAAATGAACTTAATTTTCTTCAACGTGATTTAGAAGGTGCAACATCAGATTTAAAAGCATTCCAAAAGCAACAAATGATAGCTAATTCAAATTGGACTAAATCAGGTAATACTTTTAGTGGTATGAGTAAAAGTCTTGATTCAATTTCAAACAAGTTAACTTCAACTGGTAAATCACTTACTAATAGTATTACAAAGCCTGCATTAATAGCTGGTACGGCTATAGGTGGTATAACAGCAAAGCTTGGTTTTGATAGGTTAGTAGGACTAGATAGTGCTCAAGCTAAACTCGAAGGATTAGGATATTCTACAAAAGAAGTTGGCGAAATTTCTGATCAAGTAACTAATGCTATTAAAGGTGGAATGACAACAATGGCAGAAGGTACTGACGTTGCAGCTGGTGCTCTTGCATCTGGTGTTAAAGAAGGTAAAGAACTTGAGCATTATATCAAATTGGTTGGTGATGCTGCAGTTGGTGCTAATAGACCAGTTTCAGACATGGCAATGATATTTAACCGTGTACAAGGTCAAGGTAAACTAATGACTGAAGAATTAAACATGGTTGAAGAAGGTATGCCAGGTTTTTCTAAAGCAATGGCTAAACATTTAGGTGTTTCTTATGAAGAGTTCCGAAAAATGGTAACTGAAGGTCAAGTCACTTCGAAAGACTTCTTAACAGTTATGGATGACTTTGCTGGCGGTATGGCAAGCGCCTATAGTAAGTCATTTAAAGGTATGGTCTCAAATACAAAGGCTTATATTGGAATGATTGGAGAAAGTTTATTAAGTGGTGTATTTGAAAAATCAAAAGACTCATTGGCAGAGTTTGAAAAATTATTACAATCTCCTAGTGTTCAAAAGTGGGCACAAGAAACTGGAGATAAACTAGGAAACGCTGTAAACAGTATAAGTAACGCAATCGGTGGTATTATAAGTTGGTTCAATTCACTCGATAAAGGCACGCAGAAGTCTATAGCAAGCATCATGAAATGGAGTACTTTGATACTTATTGGTATTGGTCCAGTATTAACCATATTAGGCAAGCTGACCGGTGCACTTGCTGGTACATTTGGAACATTTGGTAAATTCTTAGGATTTATGGGGAAATTATCAGTTGAATCTAAAACAGCAGGCGGATTATTAAAAGGTTTCACTAATTTAATGCCAAAAACTGGCGCAGTAATTGGAGCGGTTGCAAACCCTATTGGCTTAACAGTTGTAGCTATAGCAGCTTTAGTAGCTGGGTTAGTCATAGCTTATAAAAAATCAGAAACATTTAGAAATATTGTGAATGGAGCTTTTAGTGCAATTGTTTCAGGATTAACAATTTTATGGAATGGTATTAAAACATTACTTACACCTGTAGTTAATGCAATAAAAGAATTTGGTGCAGAATTGAAGAAAACGTTTAGTTCTTTTTGGTCTGAAAATGGACCCCAGTTCATGCAAGCACTCAATAATATTAAAACTGGTTTTGCTACATTGTGGAATGTAATTAAACCAGTTATCGGCGCAATTGGAGTTGGATTTGCTAAATCATTTGAAGCAATTAAAACGATAGTTATTGCATCAATGCCTGTTATTACTCAAATATTTAAAATAGGTTGGACTTTAATACAATCTATTATTGTTTCTGTATGGAACAATATCAAAGGCGTTATTAATGGTGCTCTAAATGTAATTATGGGAGTAATCAAAGTATTTAGTGGTCTTTTCACAGGAAACTTTAAGTTAATGTGGTCGGGTGTTAAACAAATATTTGTTGGAGCTTTCCAATTTTTATGGAATTTAGTTCAGTTATGGTTTGTAGGTAAAATATTCGGTGTATTTAAACTAGGCTTCGGATTAATCAAAGGAATTGTAAGCAGATCACTAGGTAGTGTAAGAGGAACATTCACAGTTGTATTAAAAGCGATATGGATAATTGTTAAATCAATTTTCACGAACATATCGACATTTATGAAATTTATTTTTTCAAACATCCTTAAAGCAACTAAAGCAATATGGGGATTTATAAAACTAGCAGTAACAAATCCTACACGAGCAATTCTTACAATAGTACGTAGCACATTTAATATTTTATCTAAAACAGTCCGTATAATCTTTACTGTACTTTCTAAGGCAGTTAAGGTAATTTGGACTGGATTGAAAAATGCAGTCGTTGCTACAGCTAAAGGTATGTATGCTTTATTGAAAAATAGATTCGAGTTATTAAGAAGTATATTATCCAACATCACAAGAGTAATAGCAAAAACTATTAAATCTATATGGACGAGCATCAAGAATACAGTTATTAATTTAGCTAAAGCTTTGAGCAATACTGTTAGAGCTATTTTTGACAAAATGAGAAGTTTAATTACTGGAATAACTACTAAGCTTAAAAATGCAGTAGTAAATGGTTTTAAAGGTATAAAAAATAATGTTATAAACTTAACTAAGAATGCAAGAGACGGTGTAGTAAATGGTTTTAAAGCCATGTATAACAAAGGTAAGTCTTGGATAGATAAACTTAAAAACTTCCTAAAAGATTCTGTTTCTGGATTCAAGAGCATTGCTAAAAAAGTTGGTAATGGCGTAGCAAACGGTGCAATCGGTGGATTAAATGCCATGATTGACGGAATCAATTCATTATCAGACAAGATTATGAAAAAGAAATTGATCAAGAAAAAAATTCCGACACTTTCAACTGGTACTGGATTAAGTCCTCAAGTAAAAACTGATGGTAACGGATTACTGAAACGCGATACTAAAGCTATTGTTAATGACAAGGGTTTAGGAAACGCTAGAGGTGCAAATGGTCATAAAGAGCTGATCTATCGTAAAGGTGGAAAGATTGAAAGACCAATCGGCAACAATAAAAAAGTAAGCCTAAAACGTGGTGATGGTGTAATTAACGGTTCACAAGCTAAACCATTATTACCTCACTTTGCAAAAGGTACCAATGTAGCAGAAGAATTATGGAACGGTGTGAAAGACACAACTTCAAAAGGATATCATAAAGCTAAAGATAAAGGTTCAGACATCATTGAGGGTGGAAAAGATTTAGCAGGTAAAGCTAAGAAACAGTTTGATAAAACAATTGGTGACGTAATGGATTATGTCAAAAATCCAATGAAACTTATTGATAAAACCATGAAACTATTTGGTGTAGATTTTTCTAGCATTAAAGGTGCTATGGGTGGCGTTATGAACTTTGGTTATAAAGGACTTAAGAGTTCAATTAAAGATCTTGTTTCTGACTGGTTTGCTGAGTCAGAAGGTGGAGACGGTAGTTCTTCATGGTTACCATGGAAAAATATACTTCAAACGTTCGGACATTATACTGGTGGACTTATGTTCAATGGTGGACGACATTACGGAATAGATTTCGGTATGCCAACAGGTACACCTATTAAAGCTTTAACAGCTGGTAAGATTTCACAAGCTGGTTGGGTAAGCGGTGGTGGAGGTAACCAAGTAACATTAGATGAACCTAATGGAAAATGGTTCCAATGGTATATGCATATGAAAAATGGTGGCGTGAAGGTTAAGAAAGGTCAAAAAGTACAAGCTGGTGATTTATTAGGCTATTCAGGTAGTACGGGTAACTCAACTACACCTCACTTACACATTCAACGTATGAAAGGTTATCCATCAAATGCAACAGCTGTAAATCCTATGAGTTGGTTGAAATCTCTCAAAGGTGGAGGTAGTAAGTCAGCAAGTAAATGGGCACCAGATATTAAAAGAGCAGCTAAACGTATGAAAGTTAACCTTTCCAACTCTGAATTGAAAGGGATTATTGCACAGATTCAACGTGAATCAACTGGTAACGCAGGTGTAACACAGGGCAATATTGGAGATATCAATAACCTTAACGGAACACCTGCACAAGGTTTGCTACAGTACGTACCAAGTA